GTTGCCGATGCCTTCCTTGAAATCCTTCCAGCGGTTGTTCAGCGCGCGAAGCCGGTCGGTTTCCTGCTCCGACAGTTCGTTGAGCTTCTGCTGGCGTTCCATCTCTGCGCGCAGCGCCTGCGGGCCCTGCATCAACGCATAGGCCATCGCGCGGGTGTAGCCCTCTTGCTGCATCGCCAGGATGGCAAAGCCAGTGCCCTGCGTCTGCGCGAGCTTCTGTGCGATCTCTGCGTCGCGCTCCAGCTTCTTGATGGGGTCGTTGGCGTCGCTCACGTCTGCGCTGACGCCGGCGCGACTGGCATTCAGCAGGTAGGACTCCAACCGCTTGTCGAGCTCGCCGCTCTTCAGCTTGGCGGCCTGTTCCTGGATACCCTTGAGCGCCTCGTCGGCATCGCCAGCGGATGCGCCCAGCCGATCGAAGCTCTGCTCGATCGCACGCACCTCGCCGGGGACCATATTCAGTTCCCGCGCGAGTTGCCCGGTGGCGATGGCACCCTTGATGGTGTCGGCGGTGAAATCGGCCAGGCCCTTGATGCCCAGGCCAGCGGTGAAGATGGTGACGAGCGCCAGCACCTCGGTGCGCAGACGCTTGAATGAGTCGGCGGCGCGCTTGTTGCGCTCCTCGATCTCTTTGGCCGCGCGGGCCTCTTCTGCGGTGAGTTTCTTGGTTGCCTGCGATGCTTCGGCCTTGCCGCGCTTGAACGCTGCGGCATCCAGGCCGAGGGTAACAACTAGCGCGTCTACGATCGTCGCCACGGTCACTTTCTCCGTTCCATCGCGACGCGCTCGTTGTGGCTGTCGACGATGATTATTTCGAGCAGGTCATGCAGGTCTTCCTGGCCGTAGAAAGTCTGAAGCTCGATCAGGCTGGCGCGCCTGCTCGACAGCACCGCGCCAATGCTGCGCGGCACATTCGGATAGTCGATCAGGCCGCCGCTTGATTCGCCGACCCAGAAGCCTGCGTTGATGGGGCGGCGGCGATAAAAGACTCGAGATGCAGGTCGAGCACCACTTTGCGCAGCTTCAGGCGGGTGGCGACTTCCTCGATGTCGCCGTTCTCGCCCTCCACCAACGCGCGGGCGCCGCCCTCCTGCCCCGCAACAAACTCGAATTGCACGCAGGTCATCATCTCGTCGAATAGAGGCTTGGCCAGCTCGAATGGCACCTTCGTCAGCGCCTTGATGCCGATGGCAGCGATGCCAGCGAATCCTGCCGACAGAACCTCGTCGGGCACCTCGACGCCGCTCTGCATGACGGCGAACAGAGCGCGCGCCGCCCACTCTTCCGAGCGGTATGCCGACATTTCGGTGACGAGGAACCGCTTGCCCTTGTCGCGGCCGTCGGTAGCGGTGAAGGTCGTGGTCTTGCGCGCCATATCAGACCGGTGCCGGGTGCACCGACTCCCAGGTGATTTCGTAGGTCTGCGGCTGCAGCGTCTTCTTGCCATCCGGCATGATCTTGCCGCGCGTGAGCGTGCCGTTGTTCATGGCGAACTTGCGGCCCGGTCCGGGCAGCTTGACGACACCGGAGAGCGAGAACGTGTCCTGGATCGCGTCCTGGGCGGCGATCAGCGTGTCGAAGAACGACACCGACGGCGAGTTCGCCATCAGGGTGATGCGCCACTTCACGTTGTGCGGCACCCAGCCGCTGGACTGCTTGCCGTCGAGACCGAGCTGAATTTCAGCCAGATCGACGTCATCCGTGTCGAAGATGTCTTCGGCCGCGTAGCCCTGCATCTGCTGTGCCACCGGGAAGACCGGGATGACCGACAGCATGATCTGGCTGTTTGCGCTGGTGATGGAGCCTGCCATGTTGTTTTCTCCTTACTGAACCATGACCGATGCCATCTGGATTACTTGGACCGAACCGCCGTCCATGTACCAGAAATTGACCGGCGGCGATTGACGAGCGGCGCGGATCTGGGCTGCCGTCTTGGATGCGAGCACCTGCAGATACCACCCGCGCGTCGACAGCACCGAGTCGATGGCCAGGCCCGCGGCCATGTTCACCTCAGCCGCCTGCGCTGCCGACAGTTGCACACCGCCTTGCAGGCCGCCGAAGTCCGCGAATCGGGTGATGGGGTCCAACAGCCACGCCTCGATCAGCGTGTCGCCGGTGACGTTGTAGGGCACCGAGTTCGATTGCGTCAGGCCCGTCATGATCGCGAGCTGGAACTGGTTGTTCAGCCAGATCTGGTTGACGTATGAGTCGATCCACTCGTACTGGCCGGCAATCTGGCCAGGCGTGAAGAACGTGAACTGATCGTTGGCCGTCGCGAACGCGCCATAGCAGTTGTAGCCGTTGCCCTTCAGGTTCGTGTACACCGTCGGGTCGGTGACGGTAGCCGCCAGACCCGACTGCGACTTGAACGACGTCGTGATGCGGCCGTTCTCGGCACTGAAGTCGATCGAGGCGACCATCCCCATCAGGAACGCCGCCTGTTTCACGTCCTGGTAGATCGTCGCGACGCCCGACATTTCGGCCTGCTCAGCGATGTAACCGAGCGAGGAGACCGCCGGAAGGATCGCCGTCGGGCTCTGGTCGGTGTCCCATGCGGCGTACAGGTAACGGTTGTTCTGCTGTGCCGTCCAGTTGCCGAACGCTTGCTTCTGGGCGTTGCCCGAGCCGTTGTCCGGGTCGAAGGCCGTCATGAACGACGCCCAGTTGGTCGTCAAGCGCACCAACGCGGCCATGGCGCCGGCAGGTGTCGATGCGATGGCACCCTGCGACAGCACGGCACCGGTGGCCAGCGTGAGTGCGAGGCCGGCCGCCAGGGTGCCGGTGGCATACGCGATTGTTGAGGCTGCGCCGGTGATGTTGGAGGTGACCACGAAGGCGCTGGACACGCTGTCGAAGCTGACAGCCGGTGCGACAAACGAGCCGGTCATCGATTCGCTGGCCACTGTCTGCGAGTTGTTCACCGTGTAGGTACCCGCGCCGCCAGTGCCGGTCAGGAAGCCGGTGACCACCGTGCCGGCAGCGATGCCGGTGCCGGTGAGCTGCTGGCCAATGGCGACAGCGCCGGTCGTGATCGCGGACACTGTGAGGGTCGTGCCGCTGATCGCACCAGTGAACGCAGCGGCCGTCTGCGTCGTAGCAGCCAGTGCTGCTTGGATCGCTGCGGCGGCTGCCGAGAAGCTCGACGCGGTCGCCAGGTTGATCGAGGCAGCCGCCCACGTGAATCCATCCACCACCGCCGACAGCGAGCCCGATAGCGCCTGCAGTTGCGAAAGCGTCATCGCCGCCAGCGAGCCGCCGCGCAAATAAGCGGCAACCGGCGTTTGCGGATACTGCATAAAAAGAATTGCACCGGGCTTTTTCGTCGAATTATCGAAGCCTTTTGCATAAATAGCGGCCAACGATGCCTCAAGAGAATTAGCGCCGAAATAATTCTGGACAGCCAATGCACCGGCCGCAGTTGACAAACTCGGAGCGCTGCCAATTGGCACGCGCGGATTGTTCGTGAGGATAACCCCCACCAGATCGAGCGCCGAGCCGCCCGCGCTGATGACGCTCGGAATCGCATTGGCGATAAGGGATGCCGGGATCGACATGGTTTAGGCTCCGGGTGGATATGCCGCTTGAACGCTGGTCGTATTGACCGTGACGGAATCTGCGAAATCCTGCGGCGTTTGAGTGATTGGATTGTACTGAATAGCAGCGTCAATAATCCAACGCTGTTCAAATTGGTTTTCACCGTTAATAAATGGCATTTGCTTCGGTTCTTCACAATAAAGCGGTTGAATTTGTGAATTTACGGAAGCTAAAGCGATGCACCCATAATCGTCGCGAAACAGCGTCGCGATGATCGCGGTGTTGTCCGCCGAGTTCGGGCCGTGCACGTCAAGTTGCACATGCATGGCCATCGAGACTTCGGAGTTGCGCGTGCCGATGCCAGTGCCTGGGTCGGTGAAGGTGTCGACGTTCGTCGAGAGCCGCGGCATGGTGATGGCATTCATCACCACGAAGTCGGCGCCCACCGGCTCGGCCACGCCGTTGTTCTGTGACTTCACGACCTCCACGCCGGTAGGCAGGATGCCGATCAGGAACGAGCGCAGCGCCGTGAAGACGTCGGTTTCCTTGATGGTGATGGTCGCGGGCATCGTCAGTCTTCCCAGTCAGGGATCTCGACGGTTTGGCCGGCCAGAGCGTGCGTGCTGTCGCCGCAGAAAGCGATCTTGCCGTCGGTGATGAACGAGTGGCAGCGATGCTCTTTGTACGGGATCGCATACGTCGGATCGGCACGCTTGCGCTCAAGCTGCGCATGCAGCTCATCACCCAGTGCGGCCGGGTGGCTCCATGTCACGAGCAGACTCGGGGTGAACGTCGGCAATTCCAGGCTGCCGTTCCACGCCCAGCGTGGGCGCTCTGGCACTTCGCACCCTTTCGGGTAAATCACGTGCAGGCTGCCGCATGGGCAATCAAACAGGAGCGCACCGCGCGTATCGCGTTTGAGCTTTGCCATGGCCTCACCCCATCTGTAGTTGAATCGCCAGCGAGCACCAATCCGACCAGGTCTCCAACGGCTGCACCACGAGCCATGTCGTGCCCTGGAGGTTGACCGGGATACCGATGCCGGTACCGAACTGAAAGCGGTCACCCCCGCCCTGCCCTGGGCGGTACACGCTGCGCCAGTCGCCGTCGAGATAGGCCTTGCGCAGCACGCCGCCGATGTTCAGGCCGTCGAGATGCTGGATCTCCTTCGCGGACAGTGCCTGCACCTGCACGTTTTCGGTCGAGGTGGTATAGATCGGCGTGCGGCCACCGTCAGCTGCCGTCGTGTAGCCGTTGCTGCGCTGGAGCGTGGCGGGCACATGCGGGTTCACCGCGCCGATCACGCCTTTCACCACGCCATGCAAGTTCATTCCGACACCTCGCC